AGAGCCGCTGGGGCGAGACCAAAGAAGCTCTGCTCGAAGGCCTCCAAGGTTCCAAGCGCACCAGCATGTCTGTTGTTCTTGAGAACACAAAGAAGTATCTGTCTGAAGCAGCATTAGGCAGCACAACAGCATCCGGCAACATTGCCACACTGAACCGCGTTATTCTTCCAGTTATTCGTCGAGTAATGCCTACAGTTATCGCCAACGAAATCGTTGGTGTTCAACCCATGACAGGTCCTGTCGCTCAGATCCACACTCTGCGTGTTCGTTACGCTGAAACCAACGATAACGTAACAGCTGGTGACGAAGCATTGAGCCCATTCAAGATCGCTACTGCCTACTCTGGTACAGGTACAGATCCCAATGGTAAAGCTGCTTCAACAGCAACACTTGAAGGCGCAGCTGGTCGTAAGATCAACGTGCAGATCCTCAAGCAAGTAGTTGAAGCCAAGACACGTAAACTGTCTGCTCGCTGGACATTTGAAGCTGCTCAAGACGCACAAGCCATGCATGGCCTGGACGTTGAAGCAGAAATCATGGCCGCTCTTGCACAAGAGATCACTGTTGAGATCGACCAAGAAGTTCTTGGTAGCCTCCGCACACTGGCTGGCAACGCCGAGTTTACATTTGATCAGACGAATAACTCGATCACAGGTACACCAACATTTGTTGGTGACGAGCACGCTGCCCTTGCAGTTCTCATCAACCGTGTTGCTAACAAGATCGCTCAGCGTACACGCCGCGGTGCTGGTAACTGGGCCGTTGTAAGCCCACAGGCTCTGACAATCCTCCAGAGCGCCACAACATCGGCATTTGCACGCACAACAGAAGGCACATTTGAAGCACCCACAAACACCAAGTTTGTTGGTACACTCAACGGTGCTATGCGTATCTATGTTGACAGCTATGCTAGCGATACAACACCTGTGTTGATTGGTTACAAAGGTTCCAGCGAAACAGACGCTGCTGCGTTCTATTGCCCATATGTTCCTTTGATGAGCTCTGGCGTAGTTCTTGACCCCGCAACATTTGAGCCAGTCGTAGGTTTCATGACACGTTATGGCTACGTTGAGTTGACAAACACAGCTTCTTCGTTGGGTAACGCTGCCGACTACCTGGGCAAAGTTGATATTGGTGCAGTAAATTTCCAATAATACTTTTTAATCAACCCACGGGATGGGAAGAACAAAAAAGGGCTGAGAGGCCCTTTTTTGTTGGCTATAAATATTAGACCATGGGAAGACCTTCATTGAGTTCAAAATATTATCGAGGTAGTCAAGACACTATATCATCTGACGCTTGGGTCATTGGCGGCACACACGGCATGGTTGGCGACATCGTGAAAGAAATAAAAACCAGTGTATTCGTGGTAAAAACCGCCGAAGGTTCCAGTCGTTGCCAATTAGTGGATAAAATAACAGGTCCTGGGCAGATGACGATAACTGCCACACATGCCACCCAAGGAACCTTTAATGTGATGCGAATAACCGATCGTTATGTTTGGCGCAAAGATGGTGCTAGATTTGCTTGGGTAGTGGGAGCCAACAATGCTCATGACGACGTAGTCGGCATAGTGGCGCCATAATTTTGAGTTTACCTAGATATTTTAGTGCGCATAAATACTAAAGATCACAAAAGGTACTTGAAATGCCAACTAAAAAAATAGTCAGCGACGTTTATACCATCAGAGCTCCGCAGGTCATAATCGACGGTAATCTGATCGTTGGCGGCGACGCGACACAAACCTCAATACAAAACACCAACATACAAGATAAAACCATTGTTCTCAATGACGGGGAAACGGGCGCCGGTATTACAGGAGTAGATCAATATTCGGGCATTGAGATAGATCGCGGAACACAACCTAATGTTGGTGTTAGATTCAATGAAGATCCCGAAGGGGATGGATCAGAATCTCCTGCCTGGCAAGCAACCAACGATGGAACAAATTGGAAATATCTAGTACTGAGTACAGAACCCGAAGGAGCCGGTCTACAGGCAGTGGTCGAAGATACCGCACCGGAATTGGGCGGTAATCTTAATTTGGCAGGTTTTTCGTTGACTGATTCTACGTCAAATGTTGAAATTTATACCGGATTGGTGGGCGGTGGTGGTTCGGGGGTATTTGTCAACAACGACGAAGTAGATAACAGAGAATTAATCACAAAACGAAAGGCAGTGGTCTACGCACTGATATTTTAGGACAGATAAATGGCGATCCAAAACACAACATTAACAACTAGCACAGCAAGCATCGTTGACAGCACCGGTGAGCGTGCAGTGACAGCAATCTATTTTTATAATTCAGATTCATCGGCTGTGACTATCGACTTATATGCGGTACCTGATGGTGATACAGCCGGCAACGGAAATAAAATTTACGGCAATCTTACCATAGAACCAACAGATACCTACATCATTGACACAGAAAAATTAATATTTGCCGATGGTGATTCACTTCACGCATCTGCCAACGTAGCCAATGTAGTCATCACTACAACCAGTTTTACTGCAATTTAAAGAGACGATATAATGGGTCGATATCTTAAAAACACCAGCACCAGAGTAGGATATGCTCTTAGATTGCCAACGGCCACAGACGCAGGGCCCGAACCATCAAATCTAATAGATGGACTTATAAGATATAATTCACAGAGAGATCGTGTACAATTTACATTCAATGGCGTTTGGAAAGACATGGCATTGATTGGAAATACAAATATCTTGTTACAAGACGAAATTGGCGATGGAGTGATCACAAATTTTGTCATGGATAATCCAGTAGCCGATGCCAAAAGTATTTTGGTGTTTATTGGAGGAGTTTTCCAAGAACCCAACGTCAACTACACTATAGTTGGCAATGCTATTAGTTTTGCTACCGCTCCTCCACCGCCCAGCCTTCCATCGAGTCCTAACAAAATAGTTATACTGTATAACTTCAACAGCACCGACGCTGTGTAAGGACACAACATGTCGATAGGTAGAATTTCGGGTGCTTTGCTGTACAACAACCTTGAACGGCAAGGGGTTGATCTACGATTTGAAGGCAACCTAATATACCTTGATGTCAACCAACAACAAACTGACAACGATGGTCGAGTTGGTATCAAAACAGATTCACCGCAGTACGATTTTGATGTCAATGGAGAAGCTCGATTTGGCAACATAGTTGTGTCTTCTGACTCAGTATTGTCGTTGACAGGAAAGATCGACCTTGGCACTGAGGCTAATCTAACTATCGGGGGTGGTACGTCAGGTTATGTATTGTCCACTGATGGTTCCGGGACGTTGAGTTGGCAAGACATTGGAACACTGGCACAGGCCACTGATGCCACTGGTATGCAGATCATACTCGGATCTCCCACCGACGGAAGTTTAACGGCAAATGCATCTTATCAAGGTTGGACTGAGTCCGTGACTATCACTGATGCTATTGACGACCTTAACCAGATTTCCTTAAACATCGCCAAAGGCACCTACGTTGGCCAGGCTAATTTTACTTCTAATGTAGTGGCAGGACCAAGTCCACAGACTGTGCAATTCACTGGCAGCTATGTTGGCACCGCTAACTCTTATTTTTGGGATTTTGGAGACGGCAGCACTAGTACCAACGGTCCCACAGTCACACATACCTACGACGATGTCGATGGAGGTACATTTACTGTTTCTTTCCGTGCCTACAATGTTGCTGGCACATTGAACGGTGATCCATTGGCTGGTGCTCGAGGATCAGTAGACGATGAAATAAAACCCAATTACTTTACACTTTATACACCTACTCCGATATCAAGTCTGTTTGTCAGTGCCAACGAAATTGATTCCGGGCAAGGCATACTTATTGGTGACGACAGTTTATACGCTACCAGCTACTTCGTTGACTGGGGAGACGGGAATACTCTAGTCCCAGATCCCAGCTGGACCACAGAATCACACACTTATACCAATGTTGGTGGTGACACACAGTACGACCTGAGATTGGATGTTACCAGCGCCACTGCCGGCCCTAGTCCAGTCACGGTACAAGGCGAGCCCTATCCTATCAAAGTCTACAGCGAGCACGAACCAGAGTTTACTGCAAATACCATCATAGTGATCAATGAATTGGTTGGTGGCGGCACAGTGTCGTTTGATAATACTACAGCGACCGACCCCGGAGAAACTGCGACATTTACCAACAATCGGTATCGTTGGATCTGGGGAGACAGCAACGACACCGAAGTAAACATTGCCACTGGTGTTGCTGGAAATCCATTGACACCGATAGAATATTCGTTTTCGTTGAGTGCGCAAGACCAACTCAATGGTGTAACTCAAGAATTCTCAGTGCAGTTAGAAGTAATCAATGGTCATTCACAGTCACCGTTCCTGTCCTTGCCAACAGTTATATCAGTAGAACCTGACGTGAGAGCCGATTTTTCAATCGCTGCTAATGTCGTGAGTGACCGTACCGGAGACAGCAATACCACTGGTTATGTCTACACAGACTATTTTGGTCAAGATCGTGCAGAATTTGTGTTCTCTCCGCAGACACAACATGCTGAAACCTACACCTGGTCTTGGGGAGACACCAATTCACTGGGTCCTCTCAATGAAGGAGATCCCGGAACCACAACCGGTGGGAACATAACATACTCTTATACCACGACTGGAACAAAAAACGTAAATTTATCAATAGCTGGAACTCCAGATACCATTGCACAAACTGACAGCAAAACACGATCATTAACTATCGCAGCTAATCCTGCCGCCCCCGCCAATCTCAGTGCTAAAACCTTGGCAATGAGTACCACCAGCCAGGGCACCAATCCTAGATTGGTCTACAATGCCACCAACAACAGCGGTGGTGCCATGCCAGCAGCTGGCAGCGCAGTGACAAGATACACTTCGGGCACTGTTGTTTCTAACACCATCACCGATGCCAACACCTCTGTATCAGGAACATTGGCAGCCAGCATCAACGATGTCACCGACGGATCAGTGACCTTTGATACAGCATCAGATAAATCTGGAACGTATACCAGTTTAATCGTAGTCAACGACCAAGACGCACATCTGGCCATATCGTCCAACACCTATCCTACTGGATTTTACAAGGTGTTTGATGCTAGAATTTCTAAATCTATTTCTTCTTTGCCAGTGGGTTATAATACCTTTCAACTCACACACAGCATTGCTGGATCAACCAATACTGTGGGGTTTGTAAGCGACGATGTCACTGTTGTTCCCACAGTTGATACATCAGCGGCTGTGCTCACAGAAAAAACCTCAGGAACTTATCGTTATATTTCGGGTGTGCCTTACTACAACACCGGTGGAGTTGTTACAGCGTCGGGTATTACAGTCACAGACTGGATTGGACAAACCTATTACAATGGCAATCCATTGACTGTGATTGATGGTGACGATCTTGAAAGTACTTCTGGAACATTGATAACGACACAATCTAAATCCTACTCAGACATTGACGGAGTCACTACTTATCTTTCATCGGGAATTCCAATCGTTAATACCGGAAACGGCAGCACCTATGCTTTGGGAAACTTTGACATCAACATCAATGGATCTACTCGTGCAGTAGGATATCTCCGTGTCAACTTGACCAATGTCAACGGAACTAGCACAGCACAACAGATATCCACACCTATCAATGTTTATTCGGCATCAGTGACTGGTGTCAACGAAGAGTCAATTGCCGTGCCAGTTAGTTTAGGAGGCACCTACACAGATGCTGGTCGACGAGTGATCGTTCCCAACACCGGCGGAGCCAATGATGCTACACCCACCTTTAATTCATCAATCAACTACTACACCTCGCAGGCATTTACCGGTGCTGCCACAGTGGCTGGAACCAATGAAGCTGTTACTCGTTGGGGTGTGATAAAGAATGTCACCACAAACTTTACCACATACTTGCCACCGGGACCAAACCTTGCCACGGGCCGTACAGGTTATCAATATTTTACCTTTGCTTTCCGTAGAACAACTTTGGCCAACTTTGACATCATTCTCAATGGCAAGATTTCTGGTTTGTGGATCGCTGCACCTGGCACGGACATAGATATCACATCTACGTTAAACGGATGGCTAGATGCCACCGTTAACTACACCGGATCTGGTGTGCCTGGCGCCAATACAGCCGCAGGAGGCAACGGAACCAATGGTTGTGCTGTAACTTCGTCGGATCGCATACCCACCGGAACAGCAATCAACGGCAGTTATACCGTTACTTTGGGCGGAGAAAATCTTTCCAACGCCACTGGCAATGTGTGTTTAGTACGAATACAATTGGCCACTACTGACTATGTCAATTCCATCAGTATAGGAGCAGCAGCATAATGGCGATCTCCGATACACAAAAAGTTGATTATCTCTGGAAGAAACTGGGCTATGGTGTGGCTAAAACAGACACTATAGAATTCAAACGTGCCTACAATGAAAGCATTTCTAGCCCTTTGCTGATGCGCGGGGATCTAGTGTGGCAGCAAGCCAATGATATACCCCAAATAATTCCCACAGCCAGCACAAGCATCATTGAAATTTACGACGATTCCGGTAACGGTGCCAACACCATTGAATGTGTGGAAGATGTCACGGCCACCGATAATAGGACTTGGAAAACTAATCTCACAGACTGGATACCACCAGAATTTGGATCCACGTATCTGGTCAAAATCTATGTTGACGACACAGCCTGGCCAACCCCGCAGACCACCGGCACACAACTAATTGGAGCAGGATCCGGCAACGACGATGAATGGTTTTTTGATTATCAAGCCGGTATACTGCATTTTATCGGAGAAAATCTTCCCACAGCGATAGCCAGCAATGTCACCGGTAAATCGATCTATATATCGGGTGCAAGATATATTGGTCCCAAAGGAGTAGGATCGGCCCCGGGACTAGATGCCAATATTGCCAACTTGGTGATCAGTGGAACGACTATTTTCACGGTCGACCCAGATCAAAACCTTGTATTGAACCCAGCCGGCAACGGTGAAGTTTCACTGGCATCAAACAGGATAATCGATCTAGCAGATCCTGTAGATCCGCAAGATGCCGCGACTAAAAACTATGTCGACACGCAGTTATTGGATTTCAATGATGATCGCATAGTCAGCGGCAATACATCAGTGACAGCAACAACAAGCAATGTCAAAGTGGTCATAGATGGAGTGACACATAGCCAATTTGACTCTAACGGCTATGTTATTGGTAATACCACTATCAGCAGTGATTCTATTATCAACGAAGGCACCATCGATTTTGACTCAACTGCTGCGATAAATTTGCCAGTGGGCAACACCTCCGAACGTCCAGCCTTGCCCAGTGCTGGTGACATACGCTACAACACCGATCTTGCCACAGCAGAACTCTACGATGGTAATACCTGGATCAAGATCACCAATAACATCGAATCGCAAATAATCGTACCCAATGGCATCAACGACACTTTCACATTAGATCAGGAAACCACTGCAGAAAGCGTGATAGTTTCCTTGAACGGTGTGATACAAAGCACCGCAGCTTACTCGGTATTGGGTACCAGCATAACCTTTACAGAAACTCCGCTGGTCACGGACATCATTGATGTGAGATTTCTCGCCACCACAGTGGCCACAAGGCTGGCATCGTCTGCGGCTCCAACCAGCGCCACCGCCAGTGGTAGTCCCGGACAAGTGGCCTACGACAGCAACTATATCTATGTGTGTGTGGCTGCAAATACCTGGGTAAGATCGGCTTTGAGCACTTGGTGATATAAATAAGCTTAGATACTTCAATCATTATAGCTTTTGCTACTACTTCTTGCTGTAAAACTCCCCCGACTCTGACCTAATACCTAAAATCCTTGTCACTGGCGGTGATTACCTACGATTTCGGTAAATAGCTAGGAGCAATTTATTTTAGGAGCTACAAGGATGCCTAACATCACCCGAATTAAAAATAATCAGATCACGGATGCAACCATCGAGTACACCAAGATCAAAGCAGGTACGCTGGTGGGTTCAGTATTCAATCCCAACCTTACACTGAATTCTAACGTCACAATCGTTGGTAACCTTGACATCCAAGGTACTACCAGTACCGTACAAAGCACGAACACATACATCAATGACCCACTGGTCATTTTCAACAACGGATACACTGGTTCTCCCACATACGACATCGGTATCTTGGTCAATCGTAACTTGGCTTCGATCGCAGGCGTAGGTAACGTAAACGCTGCTTTTATCTGGGATGAGTCCGACACCAAATTTGCTGCGGTATTGACCACAGAAACAGGTGGCACAGCTGGTGCTATCAATATCACAGCCTACGCAGATGCAGAATTTGCTGATGTTGAAGCGGTAGACGGCACGTTTAGTGGCAACGTCAGCGCAGTTAATTTCACAGGCAATGTTGCAGGTAATGTCACAGGTAATTTAACTGGTGATGTAACAGGTAACATTTCTGGCACAACTGGTGCATTTACAGGCAACGTATCAGCAGACAACTTCAACGGTGATGTTGTTGGCGATGTAACAGGTAACGTAACTGGTAACGTCACAGGTGATGTAACTGGTAACATTTCTGGTACAACTGGAGCATTTACAGGCAACGTCAGTGCTGATAACTTCAATGGCGATGTTGTTGGCGATGTCACAGGTAATTTGACTGGTAATGTAACAGGTAACGTAACAGGTAATGTAACAGGTAATGTCACAGGTGATGTAACTGGTAACATTTCAGGCACAACTGGTGCATTCACAGGCAACGTATCAGCTGACAACTTCAACGGTGACGTAGTAGGTGATGTAACTGGTAATGTCACAGGTAACCTAACAGGTGACGTCACAGGTAATGTCACAGGTAATGTCACAGGCAATGTAACTGGTGATGTAACTGGTAACATTTCTGGTACGACTGGTGCATTTACAGGTAACGTATCAGCCGACAACTTCAATGGCGATGTGGTAGGTGATGTCACAGGTAATGTCACAGGCAATTTGACTGGTGATGTAACAGGTAACGTAACAGGTAATGTCACAGGCAATGTAACTGGTGATGTAACTGGTAATATTTCTGGTACCATTGGCACGTTCACAGGTAACATTACTGCTGATCACTTCATTGGTGATCTAGTAGGTAATATCGTAGGTAACTCAACAGGTAACGTTACAGGTAACGTAACTGGTGATGTAACTGGTAACATTTCGGGTACAACTGGTGCATTTACAGGCAACGTCAGTGCCGACTACTTTATTGGTGACCTAACAGCAGCTTCGGTGTCAACCGGAACCCTGTCAGTGACAACTTCCACCAATTTTAATGGTGTACTAGTGGCCAATATTGCTACTCCAGTGAGCAGCACTGATGCAGCCACAAAAGCCTATGTTGATAGTGCTATTTCCACCGGCGGCGATCGAATTGTTGAGTATGATTCATCGATTATCATCAGCGACACCAACGGTGCTAGTGCATCCAACATCATTGTTTCTGTTGATGGTGTCACTTCGCTGACATTTACAAACTCATCCATCACAACAAGTTCAACATCGAATGTTGCTATAAACAGTACTACAGCATCTGGAAGTTCATCAACTGGTGCATTGACGGTCGCAGGCGGTGCTGGTATTGGTGGCGATTTATACGTTGGTGGCGGTGCTGTCATTGGCGGAAACCTCACAGTACAAGGCACACTGACATCGGTGACATCAACCACAGTTGAAATCGCAGATCTCAACTTGACAGTGGCCAAAGGTGCAGCCGATGCCAACGCAGCCAATGGTGCTGGTCTAACAGTTGATGGTGCCAACGCAACTATCACATATAATGCTGGTTCAGACACATGGAACTTTAACAAAAACCTAATAGCCGCAGAATTTACTGGTAACGTCACAGGTAACGTCACAGGCAACGTCTCGGGTGACATTTCTGGCACAACTGGTGCATTCACAGGCAACGTATCAGCAGATAACTTCAACGGCGACCTAGTAGGTAACGTCACAGGTAATGTCACAGGCAATGTCACAGGTAACTTGACAGGTGATGTAACTGGTAACGTAACAGGTAACGTAACTGGTAACTTGACTGGTGATGTCACAGGTAACATTTCAGGCACAACTGGCGCATTTACAGGCAACGTCAGTGCTGATAACTTCAATGGTGACGTAGTAGGTGATGTCACAGGTAATGTCACAGGTAACCTAACTGGCGATGTAACTGGTAACATTTCAGGTACAACTGGTGCGTTTACAGGTAACGTATCAGCCGACAACTTCAATGGCGATGTGGTAGGTGATGTCACAGGCAATGTCACAGGTAACCTAACAGGTGATGTCACAGGTAACATTTCGGGCACAACTGGTTCGTTTACAGGTAACGTATCAGCCGATAACTTCAATGGCGACGTGGTAGGTGATGTAACTGGTAACGTCACAGGTAACTTGACCGGTGATGTAACTGGTAATGTCACAGGTAATGTCACAGGTAATTTAACTGGTGATGTAACTGGTAACATTTCCGGTACAACTGGTGCATTTACAGGCAACGTATCAGCAGACAACTTCAACGGTGACGTAGTAGGCGATGTCACAGGTAACGTCACAGGTAACTTGACAGGCGATGTCACAGGTAACGTAACTGGTAACGTAACTGGCAATTTGACAGGTGATGTCACAGGTAATGTCACAGGTAACGTCACAGGTAACTTGACAGGTGATGTAACTGGTAACGTCACAGGTAATCTAACTGGTGATGTCACAGGCAATGTCACATCAACTGGAAACAGTTCATTCTCAAATATCTCTGTAACCGGTGGTACAATCAATGGCACATCAATTGGTGCAACAACAGCATCATCGGGTGCGTTCACTACCATTGATTCTTCAGGAGCCGCAACACTTGACAGCTTGTCAGTGACCACAGATGCTGGTATCACAGGCAATTTGGCTGTTACTGGTACAGTAAGTGGTGCTGCCGCTGACTTTGATGCTACCAACGTAGATAGTCTAGTAGTCAACGACGAGCAGACAGCCGGACAAAATATTCGTCATTATGGTACAACCGTAGCAGGACTATTCCGTTCTGTGGCCAGCGCGACCTACGATCAAGTGATCATCGGTGGTGATGGTTCAGCTGGAGATCTACTCACAGGTGCTAGACTCAATATCATTGGCACCGATTCCATGCGTATTCCGTCTGGTACAACTGGTGAGCGTCCAGCCACTGCCGCACAAGGTATGTTCCGCTACAACTCCTCAACAGGAACAGCAGAACTGTACACCGGAGCTGCATGGCGTAACATTGGTGGTGACTTCACAGTTATCACAGCAGAATCGTTTAACGGTGATGGAACAACCACAGTATTCACTTTAGGTGCCGCATCAACCACTGCCGGAACAGTCGTAGCAATCAACGGTGTGGTACAGATCCCAACCACTGCTTACTCGGTAGCAAGCACATCGCTGACATTTACTGAAGCACCAGCAGCCGGTGACGTGATCGATGTACGCCGTTTGCTGACAACATCCACGATTTCGGGTGTGGCCAGTGCAAACGGATACATGCAGATTGAGCCCACAGACTCAGCGATCAATATCTACACAGGTTCGGGTTCGAGCGCAGTGACAACCAAGATTGACACCAGCGGCGCATTTGTAACTTCGCGAGCCAGCACAGCATGTACTACTTCGGCCACCAACGTTGATACGTTTGCCAAAGCAACTTATCGTTCGGCCAAGTATCTGGTACAAGCATCCACTGCTGGTGGTGATTACGAAATCAGTGAAGTGTTGGTCGTACATGATGGCACAACAGCTACAATGGTTGAGTATGGTGTTGTAGCAACAAACGCATCATTGGGTACTATAACCGCTGACATCAGTGGCAGTGATGTACGTCTGCGCTACGCAGCCGCATCAGGAACAGTAAACGTAGTAATCAAGAAAGACTACATTGTAGTTTAATAGTAGCAAGCACAAGCGGCACTGTGCCGCTTGTGCTTTTATAATAGCCTAAGGGAGATATGGAACTATGGCAAACAATTTTTTCGTAGTAAAAAATGGTATCCAGATTGGACCATTACAAATCAATGCCTCAACAGGTGCGATCAGCTCGACATCTGGTAACCTGACATTGTCAGGCAATGTGGCAGTTTCGTCGATCAACAAAAACGATACTTCTATCGCCATCAATGACACCGGCACTGGTTCTAACGTTGATATCAAAATTGATGGCAATACTGCTGTTATCTTTACCGCCAACGCTATGTTGCCAGTCACAGACATTACCTATGACCTAGGTAGTGCCAGCAAACAGTGGCGAGACGTTTACGTTGGTCCTGGATCTTTGTATGTTAATGGACAGAAAGTTCTGCAAGAAGATTCCGGTAACATCGTTGTTTCGGCTGATGCCAACCAAAATCTAGTGTTCCAAACAAGTGGTTCTGGAGACATTGAACTGGATCCAGTTGGTACAGGTGTAGTACAGATCAAAGGTACCTTACAGATTGAAGAAGGCACCAACGTCACTACCAGCAGCGGCAATGCTGTACCATTTTCTTCGGGTATTAAATCCGATACCATGACCAGCAAGACCACCAACACAGACCTCACACTAACAGGCAATGGCACAGGTGTAGTGCGTGTTGACGATGACATGACAGTCACAGGTAACTTGACTATCTCGGGCACGACCACCACAGTCAATACCACAACACTCAGCGTGGCTGACAATATCATTGACCTCAATAGTGATGTCACCACAGGTCCACCAAGCCAAAACGCTGGACTACGTGTCATGCGTGGTGACGACCCTGCAGTGCAGATCCGTTGGAACGAAACTTCAGACAAGTGGGAATTCACCACAGACGGTACCAACTATTCCGTTCTTGGTGATGCTTCGGCCTTGCCCGGCAATACCACCATCGCTGGTAACCTTACACCAACTGTCAATGAAGCCTATGACCTAGGTTCGTCGTCACTTCGTTTCCGCGACTTATATCTATCTGGTTCTACCATTGACTTGGGCGGATCTAAACTGTCCAAAGATGCCAGCGGAGACCTAGAAATCAAAGACAGTTCGGGTAACTTGAAGAAGGTTCGCGGTAGTTCCTATGAAGTTGGTACTGGATCAGGCTCAAGTCGAGTCAAGCAGACCAACAGCAGTGGTAGAATGAAATTCACCGACGGTGACGACAACGATACTGGTATTGAAGTCAAGGAAATTGCTAAATCCGGTGTGGACGGAACAGGTAACATCGGTCAAAGCAACAACAAATTCAACACCATACATTCTACCACGTTTAGTGGTCAAGCCACAACAGCACAGTACGCTGACTTGGCAGAGAACTATCAAGCAGACAAGGCCTATGAGCCTGGTACAGTGGTTGAGTTTAGTGGCGCTGAAGAAGTTACTATAGCCGCCCCGGGTTCAGCACGTATCGCTGGTGTGGTATCTAGTGCTCCAGGCTTCTTGATGAACTCAGGTCTCAAGGGCGCCAACGTAGTAGCAGTGGCGTTTACGGGTCGCGTTCCTTGCAAGGTCACTGGCGCGGTACGCAAAGGCGACATGCTGGTGGCGTCTGGTAACGGACACGCCACAGTGACACGCACACCACAGATTGGTCAAGTGATTGGTAAAGCCCTGGCCAACTTTGACGGTCAGAGCGGTGTCATTGAAGTGGCAGTTGGCCGCTATTGATTATTGTTGTACAAAAACAGCAAAAAAGGTCCGAGAGGACCTTTTTTGTTGGCCATTTTGTAACAAAACAGTCAAGCATAAATACTCAATGAATAGGGCATTGCAATGGGTTTAACTAGACCGCGCTTCCATCAACTCAAAGAATCTGACTATAAAAACAGTTGCCGTGTAGTCACGACAGCTGATGTTACACTATCAGGTGGTACGCCTGCCACGGTTGACGGAGTTAATCTACAAGTCAATGATCGTGTGCTGGTAACAGGACAAACTACTGC